CTATAAAGTCTCTGGCCACGGATCATCCGTTGCGTATGACATATTGGTAAAACGTAAGTCACCGATATCCCTATCAGTAGGAACAGGATCATCAAATTGTAAGCGTAGCTGGTTACCGTCACCCGGCCCACCTAAATAAAAAGTGCCAAGGCGTTTACCCTTGTCGTTTGTCATAATCCCCAGTTTTGAGCTAGTCGCACGAAAACCGACGGGTATACCTCCGACGTTTAAGATCACCACGTTACGCTCACGGTCTGACCCTTGAGGAACGTAGTTGGGCGCACCTCGTCTCACGATACCAAACCACCCCCACGATAGACCACCGAAGCCGATCTCTACCGTGGAGTTTATACGCCTAAACTCGACATATGCATTGTTTTGGCTCGATGAAATTCTTGGCTTGTGTTTGACATCGCCAAACAATACAGACCAAGCGTTAGATCCAGTTCCAGCGGTTTTTTTTATCCACTTCACCGCTCCGTTTTTTGCTGTCGTATCGGTATAAATTGTACCAATATCTGCGTTTAGAGCATATGGAAAGCCTTGTCCTTTTAATTCGCCACTAGCACCACCCGTTCCTACCTTACGTTTCAGCTCTTCCAGATCATTCTTACTTGCAAGCTGGCTTGTGTCAATCGTTGGCAATTTTGAGCGTGTGACAAACGGATCACCACCGTTTTTTAGTTTATCATCGATCAAAGCGTCCAGACCTAAGTCAACGTGCTTCTCTTTGACGTTGGTGGTCATCTGTGCTTGTAATGTCGCATAAGTCGGAAATAACTCATAAGCCTTGGCAGTCTGCAATGCCAAGGCTTGTTGACTTTCTATCGTACTGATATCACGCCCGATCTGTTGGATTGCTTGTTTTAATTTATCCATCTAGCGCCTCCTTAGAGGGTATTTTTGGCCGATGTATAGATTTGTACAAAGTCAGTGTTTTCAAGGTCAGTAAATTTCTGACCAAGCTCAGTCATTTTTGATACGATCGCGCTGTCTGGGTTTTCGCCCGCTTTAATTTTTTCTGCGATCTCTTTAAGAGTATCCAGCTCTTCTGGTACTCCTTCACCAAGAATAGCCGTTTTAACCCCTTGAATCGCTGTGTCTAATTGTTGCTGAGTGATCCCACCTTGGCCGATTTCGGACTTGTCAGCCTTGGTAGCAACCGTGGCTTTGATTTCTTTCACATCAGTACCTATGGCACGGACTAAAGATTTTAAATTTTCAGTGTTTAAAGACATAATTTCTCCTTTAAATTTTAGCTAGATTGTATAGTACGGTTAAGTCTGGAAGTTCTTCCACTTGTGGACCGTTCGGGTGCGCTGAAATATACTTGTCGATTTCTTCCTTGACGTTGTTCTTCACGAGATCCAAGACTTGCTCGCTGGTATATTCTTCCGCTGACTGGACCACGTCTACTCGGACGCTTTGGTCACTCGGGAATACATACCCGCCACAATCGACCTCGACAAGGTAGCTTTCAACCGGTAGCACCTTGGGAATCTTAAACGTCACTTTTGAGCCTTGGACAGTCGCGCTAAACGACGCTTTGCCCTTTTTGCTTACAAAATGAATTGTAGCTTCCTGCCCCTCAAGATCGATCGGAGTCCATCTCTCATCGTATAATGCAAAACCAAAAAGGGAAGCCGAGTCGCCCTGCTTAACGACCCGACCACCCTCAAACTGCTTTAAATTCGTACAGTTTGAGCGATTCATTTAATCACCCCTTTACTCGTAATAGTTGACTAAATCGTCCTTATCCCAGCAAGATAACCAGATAGGGCCGAATTGCCCGAATTCAAACAAACGCCAGTAATAACCGCCGTAATAGCCACCTTTACCCGTATCTGTGATATTGACTTCGTCTAGCTCAAAGCTAAAGTACATACCCGCTTTGAAGTCTTGATCTGCGCCGTCCGGCAAGTTGTTTCCGTCCTTATCGACCCAATTCACCATTGACACTGGGATCCCGTTTTCGAGCCAATCGAACCCAACTGGCGCGAGATAATCGCACTTGATCTGCCAGATCCCGTGAATATACTTAACCTCATTCGCTTGGTAAAAGGCCTTGTCTTTTGGCTGGACGGCTGTGCTTGCTTGATTGTTGGTTTGAGGTGCTGTATCAGCGTATCGCCATACCTCGATATAAGCTGGTTTATTCCAGTTATAATAGTCGTTCCAAGGGTAAGTATTGATAGCTTGTCCGGGTGCGCCTTGTGTCGAATAGTCGCAAGAGATGAAATATGTATCATCGATCATAGCTCCGACGTGGCCACCAGCACCGCCTGAGCTTGACATATCAGCGCCCCAGCTCATAAGAATAATATCGGCCGGTTGTGCGTCCCAGTCTTGATTGATACTTACGCGGTAGAAGCCATTGTTTGCGAGTTGCTGGCCAAGCGTAACCGTGGACGGTAAGCCGATGATATTGATTCCGGCTTCCTTTAAAACTTGCGACATGATACCCGAACAGTCCCCGGTTCCGTCTGAACCGTTACGGCTTCCCAGCATTGAATAAGTAATTAGTCCACGACGACTAGTAAAACCGTTAACAATAGATTGTTGTACACTCATGTTCGACCTCTCTATTTCTTCCATTCTTCGTTAGCACGTTTAACGGCTGCTTCGATGAAAGTATTTAACTCTTGATTCGTCAAGTGGATATTTTGCGACTCAAGGCCCTCGATCAAGCTCGTTTTAGCGTGCTCGAGTTTATCTTTCCCGTGGATATCCAACTTATCCGCAACTTGCTCTGTAGCGTTGACCGCGTTTTTTGCCAAGATCTCCACGATCTCGATTGCTTTCTTGCCACCGCGCATTAATAAGTATTTTTTAATCGCTTGTACCACGATCCCTGTTAATACCACTAAAATGCTCATAGCAGACGACGTGATAATGCTTGTGATTTGATCCATGTTATTTTTCCTCTTTAATTTCTAGCTCCAAGAAGCGCTCGAAAAGCACTTTAATAGCTCCGTTACCGCCTAATTCAACGTAACTTTCGTATAGTTTAGATAGCTCCTCTAATTCGTGCTGGTTTGTATGTCCGCGCTTGAGCGCGTTTTTTAAGTTCTCCTGCAATCGAAAACGCTGGAGTCGCTGTAAGCCTTTCCCGATAATCGTTAAATTCCGCTGGTTATCTTTCCCGATATCTTCCACGTTCGAAACTGACTTCTCGAGGGTATCTATCTTATTTGATAGGCCCTCGATACGTTTGTCAGCTTCTTTAGTGGTTTTTGTGCTCTTAAAGGAAAAGTAACTCGGAATAATCACGACTAATACGGGAGTCAATTTGTCAACCAGTGTTAATAGGTCCAATTTCATCACCCCCTATTTAACAACTAGCTTACTGGACAGGCTGAGTTTCAAGCTCTCCCGCTGGTTTTGGCTCTTCTGCTTTTGGCTCGGTCCATTTCCAGATACCGATCTTGCCATTTTGGTACAATGATTCCAATTGCTCAAGAGTTTCGCCTTGGTAAGTAAAAGGTTGGTTCACTTGGACCATCACGCGCTTACCTTCACTGAATTTTTCAACGTGGTTAGGATCCTCAAGTGCAAAGATCGCTTGTGCTGGATATGTTGTGCCAGTTTTACCAAGATCAACCAACTCAAGACCGCGTTTATAGACTGTAGGATCTAGTGGGTGGTCAACGTCAGTCACACGAGCGAGTACGCTCCATTCTGCCACGTCTTTCACCTTTTGGATCTCTTCGTCTTTCTTCGCGAGTTTAGCTTCGTACTCTTGGGCCTGCGTATGCAAGTCCTCTTGCAATTTCTTAACCCCTTCCGCTGGGTTAAATTCAGTTGCCACTTGACCAAGCACGGCTTGGATCAACGCTTCATCTGATTCGTTGGTGCGGTCACCAATTAGTACACGTTCAAAAGCTGTGTAAGGGTTAGCTGACCGGATTGATACAAATGTACGTCCTTCCTCTTGTAGATACTTGTTAATGATTTTAAATTCCATATTTTATTATTCCTTTTCTAATTTCTGAGAGGCCTCATCGAAGAGGTCCTTAAGTGCTTGATCACTATCCAAAACGTCGTTAAACTTAGCTAGTAGCTCGTTTACGCGCTTGTATTCCTCGTTTGTTTCCTCGTATAAGACCCTGTATTTCGTAGCTTCTACGATCCAGTTTGCGAGATTCTGCGAGATATCATCTACGATTCTGTTTACTGTGTCCATTTACTGCCTTTCTAAGTTCCCGGTTCCCAGATTTGACCATATCTCAAAATACGGACATTCCCGTTGTCATAAAACTCGATTCCACTACCACTTTGCGAATTGACAAACGCGGTACACCAACCACCACCTTTGTTGTATCTTAGGTATTTAAGACCAACTGTTTCAGTGTCGCTGGCGTTGTCGCTTACAATAACTGCATTGTATGGTAGCATAATTTTATTTGCCGTAATTTTGGTAAAATCGGAGTTTATTTCAATTCTATTGTTATCACGACAAACAATCATAGGCCTTGCTCCACTTTTTGTCGATATAAAAAAGTCGTATCCTGTGTGTGATCCTACCGCACCGCCGGCAATTCGACCGTATTTGTTGTAAAAAGTAGAATATCCGGCTATAGATCTGCCGTTTTTTTCAATAAAGTCAAGCGCTCCACCGTGAAGCCTCAAACCGGAATGCTTACCCATTGACTGGAACAGACCTTGATTCAGGTCGAAATCTGTCGCACCGTTAATAGATTGCAAAATCCCACCTTTAATAACATTTGCTGTCAGCCCGTCCGATACAATGTTCTTTGCCGATACGTTGATAAGTTGCGCTTTGCTCGCGTCAATCTCGCTGATATGAGCTGTCCCAATCTGCGCTTCACCAATCATTGACTTCTTAATGACTCCGTCTTTGATGATGGTTTTTTCACCAACCGAAAGCAAGCCCTCGTTAATTCGGACTGACCCGTCCGGGTTTAAATTTAATTGCCCAAGCACGTCACCCGCGCTGTTTAGATTCTTAACTGACCACGATCCAGCGAGCTGTGTGACTTGCGTCCGTGTGGCTTCTGCCGTTTCTTTGGCTTGTCTAGCTTGCTCCGCAACTTGGATCGCCTTCATTTGTGCGTCCTCCGCTTTCTCTCTCGCGTAGCTTGATCTAGCCGAAGCCTGATCTGCTCTGTCTTGAGCACCAATAGCAAGTTGCCTTGCTTCACCTACCTTGTCAGACACTTCGCCGATCTTTGTCGTTAACTGTGAGCCGAGGGCTTTCGTTTCAGCAAACGCGTCGTCGAATTGACTAGGTTTGTAAGGCCCTGTGTTCGAACCTCGAACCAAAATAGGTTCCTTAAATTCCACCCAGCCATTCTTGGCTAGGAAGATATAAAATGGATAGTTCTTATCCTCACCAAAAGTAAAATCCTCTTGCATGGTAAAAGTCTTCTGGAACTCCTGCCATTCATTTAGTGGTGGCCTATTCTCACCAATATTAGACCATGTAAGAGTTTTGTTCAGCCCGTGGTTTTTGATGTTAAAAGCAAAAGAAACATCTGGATATTCCCTAATACGGTACTTAAATCCTAGCGTGTATGTTTCACCGCGATAGATTTTTTTAACATAAATCGGGAGTGTAAAACCAGACCAGTTATAATTAGTAAGGTCTTGCGCCTTTATCGTAAAAATGCCATCTGCGACAGATACGCTTGCATTTAGATTACTATTCCCGACCAGCGTATTAGTGGACATCGTAGCCGAATTAACAATCAAGTTGTTATCGTCCGTGACATACTTCCCAACCTCAGTCTGAAAGATATCGCTGGACATAACCAATCTTGAAAGCCTATCTGGTGCGTCCGTTTCAGACGTACCGATGATACGTTCATAGAGTTTGTTCGACTCCGTGAGCTTGTTATATTCGAGCGTTTGAGTTGCAATCTGCTTAGATAGACCAATTAAATCTCGACCCATGTCATTTTGGACCCGATCCAAAGCGTCAAAATCGCCTTTTGTTACGAAATTTCGAGATACTTTGGACACAATCTTACTATAGATTGTGTCACCGTCAACACTCTTAACTCCCTCGGTTACTTTGTTTTGCAAATCCGGGCTGTTTAGGATCTGTTGCTTGATCTGGTCAGATAGCTTGCTAGTGTCTGGTAGCGTGCCGGCTTTCTTTAGGGCTTCGTTTGCTGTTGCGTTGGCCTGTGCGATAGCCTTATTTGTAGCTGTCTGAGCTTCCGAAAGCAACGTCTCGATCTTTCTTGTGTCAACTTTGAGAATTTTCGGGAGCCATTCCGTCCCGCTCCAATAATAGAGCTCCGTTTCTTCGCCCACGGTCAAGTATAAGAGATCGCCTTCGTGAAGCGTCCCTCTTGGCTCGTCTTTTGGCTTCGTGGCCCCGTAATAGTTGGTATTCTTGCCATTCGCGGAAACGAGCGCCCGTGTGGCCACCTCAAGAGCACCTTCAGCGTATTCTTTCGACTCGGACACGCTTCGCATGATCGAGCCTTCCGACGTGATCGCTTTCTGGACGGTCCCAATATCGTTACACGTCACCTTGTGGGACAATAGTCTGCCCGTAACGTCGTAAGAGCTCTCGTAAGACACAATACGGATCTTCTCGCGGAAGCCTATCGTCTCATTAATAGCCATGATATAGTCACCAGCGCGTGGCCGTGTGTACTTATATCCGGCTTGTGTGAGATCTTCCATGTCAAGCTGGACTGAGATCGAATAGGATTCGTCTACTTCTTTCTTTAAGCGCTCTAAGAGCTTACCAGTCTCTTTATAGCGTTCATCGCTTACGGGTTCGCCCTCAATTCGGCCATAGATCCGAGCAAGCGGGCTTTCATACTCTGAAGTATATCGCCCTGCGTCGTGGTTATTTTCGTCTTTCCACGCACCAAGCCCCTTTTTATAGGTTATGAAGTTGCCGATATTCTTTTCGATTGTCAGCTCGTTCATGTTGAAGTTTTTCCGGACGACTGTCGAAAGATCAGTCCCGACTTTCTTCACGATCCGAACGACCTTACCAGTTACCGAGAACTCAAGACCCGCTGCTTTAATGATCTCTTTGAACATTTTGAGCCGGCTCGCGTTACCGAAGTTCTCTTTCCGAATCGATCCCGCTTGTGCCTCGATCACGTACCGATAGCCACTATCTTTAAAGATCGCCTCGATATACACTTCAAAACGATTTGAACCGTTAAACTCTTTATAACAGTTCGAGTGCTCGAAATCGTAAAAGAATTGGTGGACCGCGTCAAACGATAGCGAAATGTTTTTGCCTTCGTCCTTTGGCTTTGCGTAAATGATCTTATAGAGCTCGCCATCGAAGGTAAAGCTCCACCCACGATCTAATTTTGATAGAACCTGTTTATTAGATACAATCGTTCCGGAGATTGACCGCTCACCATTTACAGCGTTTTTTGTTTTTAACTCAACTTGGGCTCCGTATCCGTTGCCCTTTTCGTCGTAAAAAGTAATCAATAGTCCACCTCCTCTCTAGCGATATAGCTCTTTAAAACCGAGGATCTTGACGGTCCCCTTGAAATTAGTAAACCAATTGACCGACCGGTTAGGCTTTGGCTTAATAACAAAATATTCATAATTCGTCCGGTTGTTGACGTTTAGATCTTGTGTGGCTGGTCCTTGATAGATTGCCGTCTCAACCCCTTTTAAAAGTAGCTTTTGTCCAGATCTTAAAGGCGTTTCTGTGTGCTGGTAAGTAAACCGACGACCGTCGATCTCAAGAAAAAAACTAGTATTATCGGCGTTTGCGGTCAACTCCACGACAAACGGAACTTCTAGCTGACTGAGTGGGGCTGTACCGTTGTATGGAAAACTGTTTGCGCTAAGTGCGAGATCCCGTGGGACTGTCTCGCCATACGGAAGCTCCGCTGTTATGAATGAAAACGAAATATTATACTTGATCCCAGCTTCAGAATTGCCGATAAAGTCAAACTCGATTTGACCTTCGCCCACGACATTATAGCGATACTTCCAATTTGCGTGTGACAACTTGGCAAGGTTTAGATCGCCCGTCGTCTGCCCCGGAGTCTGGAAGTCGTAAATATTGTTTACGTTTTGGTACAGTTTGGTAATGTAAAAGCTATCGTCACCCAAGACCCAGCGAGAAACTTCGTCCTTTTTGTTTAAAAAGTCCTCCATTGATCCCGCTGAAAGCCTTGCCGTGACTGAGATTTTTTTCTCGGTATAAGTCAAGCCGTCGAAAATATAACCATTGCGTCCCTTAACGGTTCGCCTTGATAATTCCACGGCCGGGGACGAATCTTCGACCGTGATATTGTAAAGACCAAGGCCAGAAAGTTTCTGACTTTGGCCGTCTTTTTCAATTAATAAGTCCATCGT